TTGCTCAATGGTTACCTCCTTGGGATTGATCTCATGAACAATGACAGAAGCTTCACGCACCTCATCATAAACAATGATAAGGATAGAGGGTTTTCTAAATCCCCAGTCAATTGCGATTCGTCCTGTCATGTTTGGATGATACTCAAAATCATCGATGATATGTTTCTCCACATTGAACTCAGAATATACAAGTCCACTTGGTGGCTTTGGTCTATTCATGACCATCGCTTCACGCTCATCAGGAGGGAGTAGTTTCGTGGCCTCAAACCATTCATCTGACAAGTTTGCTTGATTCACATAGGATGAATAAAACAATGGTTCACATCCTGCATCCTCGGCAAGCTTACACCACCATGCATCAATAACAGGTAAACCAACGAGGATCATGATGGGTGATGGTCCACTCCTCAAACGTCCAAGTGCTTTGTGTGCTACCTCGGATGTAAGAGTCTGGCATTCATCAATCAAGCATACACCCGATGTGATGTTCAAACCTTCAAGGGGATTGTGTGTTGCATCCCTTGTACCTGGTCGATAATAGGA